CAATCCATTCACCATCACCGGCGGCGCGACCGTGACGAAAACCCTGCAAATGACGAGCATGCAGCAATCGGCGCAGTTGCAGGCACCGGAGCGCATGCTTGTTCGCGGGATCACCGTATTCGTCGATAACAACGTGAACCAGTTCGATATGGTTCGCTTCGGAAGCCAGACCATCGTGAACTTCTTCATTTCCACGAAGTCGTTCTTTGTGGTGGGCGTGCTGGCGAAATTGCCGGCAGGCGGCGGCGTGTGGGCGCAGCAATTTGGCGCCACGGCGGCGAACACGATCATCGGGGCTGTGGGCAATGGGCTGCCTTCGGAGCACCAGGGATTCCGTCTGACGGATCCCGGATGCGACGGAACTCCCGGCGTCGACCAGTTCCCGAACATCGATGGAATCCTGATCGCGCAGCAACAGGCGTTCAGGGTCGAAGTCGATCCCACGCAGGCGGCCTGGGCGCAAGCCACGGGCTTCACCACGAATGCAAACAACACCGTGCCCATCGGGACGGGAATCAATGCGTTCGTGTACCTGGAAGGTCAGAAGGCGCGCGCGGTTCTCTAGAAACTGGAACCGCGTGCGGACCCTCGGCGTGGCATTGCGCGGACGCCGAGAAAACTCGATCGCGGGCCGTAAGCGCGAAGGCGCCGCGGCCCGCACGCAGTACGCAGGCGAGCGATGAAGGGATTTTCTACCGTGGATACGAACGAAAAGTTTAAGGATGGGATCGCAAAATTCAAGTCGATGCTGGACGTGGATCGATTCGCGCTGGATCACGCGAGGCGTTTGCCCGTGCCGATGGGCGCTTCGCAGGGCGCGCCGCTTTCGCAGGATCAATTGAACGAATTGATGAACGATCCGCAACTGCAGGAACTCGGGGGGAATCTCTATATCGCGAAAATGTTCCACTACATCGCGAATTTCACGTTCGCGGGAAATGGAACCATCGCGCAGACGATTCAAATCGATAGCGACGCCGATTTCCAGCTTTTGATGTTGCTGGCGGACTACACGAGCGCGCTCGCGACCGTGAACGTCACCGAGGGCGGCTCGGGCGGCCTTTCCTGGATGAGCGCGCCCGTAAATATCGATCTCTTCGCCGGCAGCGCGCAGCTTCCATTTCCGGCGGGCTTGATCCCGCAGCTTCTTCCCAAAAAGCGCGTGTACAACATTTCGATCGTGAATACGAGCGGCGCAGCGAACACGATCCAGATCAGTTTTTGGGGATATAAGCTGTTCCCGGCCGCGCAAGCCGCGCAGCTGGGCGCAGTGCCGTCGCAACAGTGATTCGTGGTTCGTGACGCGCGATCCGTGAGGAAAGGAATTGCGCACATGGAGTGCGCGAAATAAAATGATTAACCCCTGGACGCAAGGCCATGTACCCGGCGCGAGAATGTCTCCCACGCTCGGGGCCTGGCAGAATCGCAGAAAACTCGTTTCGTCGGGATGGGTTCCGCCGCAATGGGTTCGGCTCTCGCTCGCCGGCGCGCATCTCTACTGGTACGCGTTTCAACCGCTGATTTTGACCGCCGGAGAAACCGACCTCGCGCGCGTCACCATCCAAGAGGATTTCTGGCTGGTCGCGATTCTGGCGCATGCCACGTCCGGCCTTGCCGCGGCATCCGGTTCCTTTCGCGCGCTCATCTACGAAGATTTGCTCGGGTACAAGTGGGGAAAATACGGCGTGGATCAGGTTCTCTTCACGACGAACGGCAAGGAACCTGGCTTGCTGAAAATTCCGCACTTCATCGCCAACGGTTCGCCCGTGAATTGCCGGATCCAAAATCTCGACGGCGCGAATCCGAACACCGTGAGCGTGAGCCTCTTCGGCTATTCGGCCTGGTGGAGAAGCTAACATGGCCTACGAAACACTCGTTACCACAAGCCCATCGGACGCCGCCGGGCAACCGAACGGGACGGACGCGGCCGCGTCTTCGATCGAGAAAACTACCTGGCCGTATAAGCGGCGCGCCGATCGCTCCATCCAGCCGAATCTAGTGCTGCGTCCGCCCGCCGCGCCGGCGGCTTCCGACGATCCCACGATCGACGCGATCAATTCCGTTCAGAGCGTGATGCAGCAAGTCCAGCGTTCCACGCGGTTAATCGCCGCGCCGTGGCTGATCGAACCGCCGGACTCCGAATCTTTTCATCTTGGCGGCGGAATTCTCATCCCCGCCGCGGATGGCGTGTATCACACAGTCGTTTCGATCACCTGCCCGCCAGGCCGTAACGGCGTGCTGAATCGTATCGCAAATGTGGTGGTAGGCGGCGCATGGTCCGATTTTTCCGGGGCCGCGATCTGGCAGATCGTGCGCAATCCCAGCGCAGGGCCGAATACGGGAGGCTTTGCCGAGCGCAACTATCAGAACGTGCTCGCGTCTTACGGCCTCATCGCCAGCCCGGCGCGCATCTCCGGGATCCGCATTTTTGAAAACGACATCATCCAGTGGGTTTTTCAGAATGTGTCACTTCCCGTGTCCGGCGAGGAAGTAGGCGCGCTCCTGGGCGGATATTTCTATCCGCGGACGTGGGACGATCAATTCGAAGCGACGGATCGTTCCGTCGCCTGGTAGCGATAAGTTAGGAGAGAGCGGAAGTCCCCGGTAAGGGAAGCTTTCGCGGTAAAAATGAAGCGAAGAATGAACATCCCGAAAGACAAGCAAATTCAGGGAATCAAAAAGGCCCTGCGCAACCGGAAGACGCCGCGCGCCTTCATTCCCTCGCTAAAGAAACGGCTCGCGAAGCTGGGCGGCTCGCTCGTCCTTCTGTTCGCTCTTGCGGGATTTGCCGCGCGTCCCGCGATGGCGCAGACGCCGGTAAGCATCGTTCCAGTCCAGCAAACATTAGCGCCCGCAGGGACAGCTTGCACGGGATCGACGCAAACCTTTCCCGTAAACAATCGCAACCAAACGCAGCATCACGCCTACGCGAAGACGGCTGGCGTGGCTTCGATGGCGATGGCAATTTATGGCGTGGATAGCAGCGGGACAACGTACCTGATTTCGGATACCGCAACGCAAGGCCAGGCTGGCGTAGGATCGAATGCGGCAGTCACGGCATCGGGATATTTCCCCACTGTGGAAGTTCAGATCACCTGCGTTCCCAACACCGGAACTTTTTTACTCAGTTATTCAGGTTCGCAGGCCGAGCCAGTGCAAACCGTGGGCGCCTATCAAGTCGCGCAACTGGATAAAGTGATTGCAGCGAACGCGCCGGCTGGCGTGAGCGTGGTTTCCGGGGTTTCGCAAACCCCTTTGGGAAGCGCGTACGGCTATATTTCGTTTGCCTATGTGGGCGGTTCGGGGCCGTCCGGTTCGACGATCGTTGTGGAGTGCTCTCCGTCGACGAATGTCAATCCCACCAATCTTACCTTCACGCCGTCCACGAGCGCGGGCGCTCAATTTTTCGATGTCCCGCCTCTTCCATGCGTGAACGTGCTGATCGTTTACACCGCTGGTGGGGCGAATGCAAACGTCTTCACGATGGACTATATTTTCCTGCCGCCAGGCTTCCAGATGCCGAACAGCTATTCGCATTTGGCGAGCACGACGGCGACGGAAATCAAACCCGGCCCGGGAACCGTGCACTCCGTGGTGATCGGCACGCCAGCCGCGGGCACGATCACGCTATTCGATCTCGCGCCGGGAAGCTGCACAGGCACGCCGGCGACGAACGTGGTTTCGGTGATCACCTCGATCGCCACAACGACACCGCCGCCCGAGATTTACGACAATCTTTTTCTGAATGGAATTTGCGTGAAGGCGAGCAGCGCCTCGATCGATTTCACGGTGAACTATCAGTAGGGAGATTTTGAGCGGAAAGCCTCGGTAAGAGGCGCTTTCGCGGTAATAGGGAAGGGAAGGGGCCGCCGCGGCGGCCGAAAGGTCAGGTCCATGAAAAAGAATCTGTTTGCAGCCCTGGTGCTTGCCGGGGCTTTTCTTTTTACGTCTCCGGCGGCTGTCTCGGGAACTCCGAATCCGTTCACAACCGTCACGGCGACCGTCACGGATCCGAATGGCATTCCTTATGGCAATGGAACGATGAGCGCCGTTCTCGTTCCGGGATCGCCTGGCGGATGGACGTTAAATAACAACGGAGTCGTGCTTCCTTATTCCGGGCAGATCAACACCGTCCCGCTCGATTCCAATGGCCACTTCTCCGCAAATTTCGGAAACAATTCGCAAATCCTACCAGCTTTGAGTCAATGGTTGATCACCGTCAATTCCAATCAAGGCGGAATTCCAGGGCCTTTCGGAACTGGCCCACAGACTTTTTCCGTTACCATCGCGATTACTGGCGTGACGATGGATATCAGCGCCACGTTAAACGCCGCAGCGCCGAAGCTGACGAATTTCGCCACTCTTGGAACCGTAACGACGACTGGAAGTCCCGCAGCAAATGAGTTTGCGATCTTCTCGGGACCGTCGTCGATCGGGCCGGCTAGTCCATGCGCTCTATTGCAGCCAACCGCAAATCCCACAGCCGGGCAGGTGCTTGATAGCGCGGCGCCTTCCGGTGGAACGTGTCAGACGAATTGGATCAATGCTGGACCATCAATTCCGCCAATTCCTTTTGCGCTCACGGGAACGAGCGTTTATGCCAGATATCTCTTTCGAGACGGTTCCGGTACGAGTATCGCAGACAGTTCTGGCAACAACCGCACTGGCACCATTGGTGCCTGCGTCAATGGAACTGTGACACTTAATCTCGGCCCAGCCTACGGCATAACCGCTACTAATGCTAATTGCTCCGTTACGTTTCCATTTAATCAATCGAATTACGCCGCCGTATTGATCTATCTTACTTACAACGATCCTGGAAATTATATGCAGCAAGCGGCAGTTGTCGCCGGTTCGCAATTTGGCGGTATGTATCAAGTCCTTCTCGGCGGAACCAACGCGGCCAACAATAACAACCTGATTTTAGATTTAAGCAATAGCGCGCCCGGACGGCAATTTAATGTCTTGGATATTCAACCGATCGGCAGCGGTGCACCGAGTACCAGCCCGGACGGTCTCAACGGCGTGGGCATGATCACTTTCATCCCTGGAAGCCCCGATGCGCTATACCTCAATAATCAAAAAGTGAATTCCTATGCAGGCTATACGCCTGCTTCCTCTTTTGGAGCGATGAGTGCGGGGAACGTTCAACTCTTTGGCACTGCTTGGGGTATCACTGGCATTTTTTCCAGTATGACGGTCATTGGAATGGAATTCCTCACCGTTGCGCCCACGCAGGCGCAAATCACGGCAGAATGGCAGGCGTTTCAATCACTCGCGCAGATCGAAGGTTATTTTCCGATCTTGGCCACGTCGCAAGTCAACAAGCTAAACCTGACAGGAACCTCGATTGTCGTGGGACAGGGGATTAACGGCCCCATGAACTATCGACTCAATTTGCCAGGGACAGTACCTTGGAATGTTGTGAACCAAGCATACAGCAACACGTACATTCAACTTGGCTCCGAGGACACGCTTGCCACGCTTCCGCAATATCTCACGCCAACTGCGCCTTGGAATATTGCCTTAAATGATGGGCCGACAAATGATCTGCGTGCAGGCGAACTGGCAACGCCCGAACAGGCTCTCCAATATGAACTTTCCTGGTGCCGCGCGGCATCCAGGGCCGGATTTTATACGATTGCTTCGACCACTCTCAAAGCGGGGACGGGATCGTCGGACGCTATCATTAATCAGTACAACACGCTCGCGCGCGCCTCGCTGCCTACTGTTTGCAACGATGTCATGGATTGGGCTGCGCAACCGAATCTTGGCGCGGATGGAGCATCGTCAAGCGGAACCTATTTCCAAGCCGACCACATCCATCCCACGCAAATTTCTGATGATGCCTACCTCGGCCCCTATATGAGCGCCCATGTTCAATACGACGCGGCGGCATTCGGAACCAACGCGCAGCCCAATATTTACAAAGTTGGAAATGCGGTGTTTCCTTACACGGTTCAGCCCGATTATGCGTGCACCATCGGGAATCCAGGTGTTGCAACGGCCACATGCACATTCCCGGTCACTGTGACTCCAGGAAGTACACTCGGTGTGGCTATCCAGTGGCTCACGGGGGGGCCGACAATTTCCACAGTCACCGATGGTCCCGGAGACACTTTTACTGCAGATCATGCTTCCTGCGTGTATCCGTCCGGAGGAAATCTGAACATTGTTCGCTACAGTGCCCCGAATGCTGTAGGTGGAGCAACCACCGTGACGATCACTTTTTCGAGTACAGCCGCTTCCTCTGTAAATATTTTCATGACCGAGGACCAGCGCACCGCGACCACTTCGGTCATTGATGTGGCCTCTGGATGCGGATCGACCGCCGGGTCTCAAACAACTGCCATCACGCCATCCATTACCACAACCGTTGCTAACGATTTTTTGCGTGCTTCGACCTTCGCAGATAGCGCAACTGGACTGAGCGCATCCGTATACACAAACCCGCCGCTTGGTTGGTATCAATCTGGCAATTTCCTTCCGAGCGTGGCGGGGTCGGGCGTGCAATTCACGATGAATACACAATCTATGATCGCGCGCGTCGCGGGAGCATACACCGCGACGGCGAACATCACGCCCGCCGCGAAAATGGGGATTATTGTCAGCGCCCTCAAGCCAGGAACGGTAGGTGGGACTCTCTATTTAAACTATGCGGACTGTGGAGCGGGATGGCAAGCCGATCCCTCCGGCGGAAGTATTCAGCTTAATTTGCCGGATGCAATTCCGCTTGTTGGGAAAACTTGCAATGGAGAAAACATCCAAACAACCGGGGCCAATACAGTCACGATTGGTGCCGCCATTTCGGGCCAGACCGTGAATGGGACTAACACAACCCTTGTGATTGCAAATTTAAAGCACGTCACTTGCAGGTCTGTCTTAGTGTCGGCCTCGGCGGCGGGCGCGAATTGGGATTGCGAATCGTTCTGATTCTGACGATCCGTGAGTCATGCTGCGCGAGTCACGTTTTTTCTGTACTGCCCGGAATGCAACCGGCCGCTGCGAATGAAGCGGGGCAGCGACGGCCAGCGGTACGCGATTTGCTCAATTGCAATCTGCAAGAATCATGGTAAAGAGTATCAAGTCCCAACAGCGGAAATGCTGATGGAACTTCTCAAATCTCGCGAAAGGGAAGGAAAATGAAAAACAAGTTCACGCGATGGATCGGAACGGCAATTGCGAGGCTTCGAAACGTCAGGACGACACGATTGCTCGGAATGGCGGCGTTCGGGCTCTTGCTCATATTTTGGGCGGCTCCCTGGCGGCTGCTCTTCGGCCAGGCCACGAGCGGCTACACGCTTTTGACGTCAGTCACGGCACCAACTGTGACTTACACGGATACCACTTGCCCGGCGACATCCACTTGTTCGTATGAAGTGACGGCCGTTGACGCGCAGGGGCAAAGCATTCCGGGATGGACCGGAACCACCGCGGGCAGCGGATCGCAATCCGTCTCCGCGGTGCCCGGCCCGAAAGGGAATATCGTGCTGACTTGGGTCGGCCCCACCACGGGCACGCCTCCGACCAGCTACGATATTTATACGGCGGCACGCGTCCCAAACCCTCCAACGGGGGTAGTGGCTGCGGGTCAGTAACCCCGGCGCCTGCCCCATAGCGAAACTCGGAAAGGAAAATCACGATGCACGGACTGAGCGCGCAGGCTTTTCACTGGACGAGTACCGGAATATTCGGGATGTTGCTGGTCCTGGCCGTCTACCTCGTCTTAGTCTTCACCAAAAATGCGCCGCCGATCGATTCGATCCGCCACTTTGCGGACATCATGGCGGATCGCGGCGGCGTGATCCTGATCCTCACGGTGATGAGCCTGTTTTTCTTCGAACAATCCATGCGGCTGTTTTACGTGGTGATCGACCTCGTCTCCACAAAACAGCTTGAATCGCAAAACGCAATCGCGCTGATGGCCATTCAGTTCGCCAGCAATTCGGCGTTCGGGATGTCCTTCGGCGCGTTGCTTACCACGATGAAAGCGAACGCTCCTCCAGCGTCGATGAACGCGGCCGATCCCGCAGCGCCGGCCGCACCGGCGGCAGATATAGGCGCGGCCCTGCCGGCCCCGATCTCCCCTTCCCCGGCCCCGGTGAAACCATGACGGAAGACGATCCCCACCGGCTCTGCAAGGTCGAATTGAAAGTCGCCGTCCTGGAATCGGAGGGCCGTGGCAATGCGATGGCCTTGACGCTGGCGCGCGATCTGACGGCCGCGGAAAGCCGCAAAACGATGTGGATGATGTCCACCGTAATCGGATGGCTTCTGGCGATCGCGGCCATCGCGTTTGCGGTGATTCGAAAATAACAAAGGGAAACCCGGTGCCCCATGACCTTTGACGATCTGAAAAAAGCGATTTCCTCGGAATGGCTGAAACTCGTTTTTATTCTCGTGGCCCTCGTGGGAAGCTGGTACAAATTCGACTACCGCATCCAGGCCGTCGAATTGCACCAGCAAGAGGAAGCGGGGCAGGTCCAGCATCTTTCCGACGTGATCGACAAGCTGGACAATACCCTCGATCGCATGAATCAGACCATGCGGGATTTCCCGCCCCACCGGCACGTAAACGATGAAAGTGTGATATATCCTGGCGATACGGTGCTCGACAGGAAGCGGTGACGCATGAAGAAAGTCCTCCATTTCATTGCTGGCTTTTTTCGGAACGATAAACCGAAATTAGTTTTGCCGATCCATTCAACTCCCAATCGGGCCAGCAGGTGCCTGGAATGTGGAGAGGCCACAGGACTTTTTATAGACTGCCATGATGGCACGGAAGTCCCTTATGTGTGCGTGCGATGTTTGCCAAATTGGAGAGCGAAAAGCTGGAAGGAACATTTGCATGCTCAAAACCGTCTGGACTCTTAACATCGGCGACTACGCTCCGAAACTCTGCGAGCTCACCTATCCGCTGATCCTCGCCTACGCAAAGAAAATCGGGGCGGACTTCCGCATCATCAACGAGCGCCACTATCCCGACTTTCCTGTGGTGTACGAAAAACTGCAAATCTTTCATCGCGGCCGGGGAAACGATTGGAACGTGTACATCGATTCGGACGCGATGGTTTTCCCGGATATGTTTGACATCACGGAGCGGATCCCGAAAGACACCGTAGCGCATTGGGGCCAGGATCACGCGAGCAACCGTTGGCGGTATGACAATTATTTCCGGCGGGACGGCCGGGACATCGGCTCGTGCAACTGGTTTACCGCGGCGTCCGACTGGTGCATCGATCTGTGGCATCCCCTGGACGATCCCCCGGAAGATTTATCCCTGGCGGATACGATCGAGCGCATCCAGCCGATCACCAAAGAGCGCCTGGCGGGAATCACGCCGGAGCATCTAATCGACGATTACGTGCTCTCCCGGAACATCGCCCGCTACGGCCTCAAGCTCAAGACGGTCCAGCAAATTCAAAAGGAAGATAGCGACGCGGGCGTGTATTTCTGGCACACGCACACCCTGAATTTGCAGACCAAGATCGACCAGATGCGCGCCGGATTGACATCGCTGAATCTCTTGCCGATGGCTTCGATGTCCCTCGAAAACTGGATTGCCGAATACGGCGTCGCGCCAGTGCAAAGGAAAGTCCATGCCGATCGCGCTGCACGTTGACAAATTGGAACGGGATGGCACCATCCGCGTCCGGCACGTATTTTTCGGCGATACGCTTGCAGAGTGCGAGGCGTTGCGGAATGAGCACGGCGCGGGCTGCAAGGCGTTCGGTCCGGCCCTCGAGCAAAACCATGTGATCGAGGAAGTGGAAGACATCGAAGAAATCCCGCAATGGGAAAGCGATTGATGGACCGCCGCACTTTTCTGCGAACAATGATCGGTGGCCTCGCCGCCGGCGCGGCAGTGCGCACATTTCCTTTTCGCGTTTTCAGTTTTCCATCCGAAATCGTAAAACCGCCAACTCTCCTGGGGCCGGTCATAGATTACCTGCTATCACTGCAGGAACCGTTTGGCGAAGATATGAAACGCTCGCTTAAACACGCGTCCGCGAACGGACTCGGCGATATCATCGTTCAACCGGAATGGGATTACTACGAAGTAGCGGCAAACACGAAAATTATTGGCATTCCGTTGTTTAATTCACCATTAGTCACCGACCATGAATCACGGATCACGGAAATATGACCAACGTTCCCACCGCAACGATCTTGACGCCGGCGCAAATCCTGTACTACGCGCAGACGGCCGGCTTCGACGGGCAGGATTTGCAAACCGCCGTGGCCATCGCGCTCGCCGAAAGCCAGGGCAACCCGAACATCTACAATCCCGAAACGGCCGCGTCTGGCGGGACTCCCCCCGGCGAGGGATCGTACGGGCTCTGGCAGATTTATTTGAAAGATCATCCCGAATACGCGAACGACAATCTCTACGATCCCCAAACCAACGCGAACGATGCGTACGAAATCTACTCCATCGCGGGCGGGTTTTCTCCCTGGTCGACGTACAATTCCGGCGCCTATCAGGCTTACCTCGCGCCAGCCGCGGCCGCCGTGCCATCGGTTCCGGGACTCACTTCCACACCCGCGGGGCAAGCGAGCGTTCCCGTGCCGACCGGATGGAGCGCCGAAACTGTTTTGTGGGTTGTGGGCGCCGCCATCGCCGGGCTTGCTCTTTGGAGTTTTCTCGAATGACTCTGTACGAACTCGCCGCCAGCGCTACAAATCCCAACTGTGAATTTCTCGCTTTGCGCCAGACGCGGGACGTGATAAGAAATGGCGCGTTTCGCATATGGGACCGCGGGCCTGGCGCGGGATGTCCGGTCAAAGATCGTTTTTATCACCGCTTCGGGCTGCGCGCGTTCCTTGACGAACCTACGAGGGAGATTGCATGCTATCCAACATCTCACTAGCCCGCCTCGAAGAAACCCATCCCGAATTGCAGCGCCGCGTGAAGAATCTGGCGGACGCGCTGGCGGCGGAAGACATCGCCATCCAGATTGACGCCGGCCTGCGCACCGCGCAGCAACAGGACAACCTATTCGCCGTGGGGCGCACGATGCCGGGGAAAATCGTCACGGACGCGCGCGGATTCCAATCGAACCATGTGATCGGCTGCGCCGTGGACGTGTGGGTTGAGAATGTAGACACGAGCCAGCCGGATTGGGACGCGTCGCATCCGGCCTGGCAGCGTATCGTGGCCCTCGCGCCGCAATACGGCCTGCGCGACGGCAAATCCTGGCACGATCTGCCGCACCTCGAGCTCGTGGAAGTGCCCACCGAACCATCGGAGGCTGCCCAGCAAATATGCAAAGTCGATGGCGTGCAGGCCGTGTGGGATTCTTTAAACGTTCCTACTTTCGGAAGCTGAATGTCGCCCGCAAAGGCCACCATCATCGCGGTACTCTTCCTCTTCGCGCTGGCCATCATCGGCGTCTACGGAGTGCCGTTTATATTCTTGCTGGCGCGCTTTTTGGGCTGGCCGTGGGGACGCTGGCGACGCTCACGGCAATGACGCTGTGGGGAATGGTGGAGTGGCTGATCGTGACTTTGTATTCGTGAGGGAAACTTAGATGGCAATGCGCTGCGACGAAAAAGGCTGCGTTTATATGGCAGTGGAAGGCGACAAAAAATGTCTGATGCACAAGCCGCGTGCGGTACCGAAGGCCCCCACCGCCGAGTCGGACGGCTATGCTATCGTCACGATGTCCGAAGTTCCGAGCAATGCCCGTTACAACGAGGCGGCCGGCAAACTTTATGCCGCCGTGAAATCTCTACAGGCCGGGCACGCGCTCAAAGTGAGCATGAAAATTTTCAAGAAAGTCATTCTGACGACCGCGCAACGGTACGCACTGGCCGGGAATCTGCGCATCGGAGTCCGCATCGTCGGCGAAAGCGGCTATCTCTGGAAATTGAGTGAACAGGAAATCAAATCCGTGGAACAAAAAGGCGAGCGAATGAGGAAAGCACGCGAGAAAAAAGACACTAGACGAAAGGGCGCAGCGGCTTGAAACTCTTTGAAAAAATCTGCCTCGGCGCCGCCACATCTGGCGTGCTGTTTTTGCTCGTCGAAGCCGGCTTATTTATTCGCGAAGAAAGAATCAATTCGGACAAGATCACGGGGCAGACGGTCGGCCTGGCGTTGCCCATCAAAAACGCTCTGGCGCAAATCGCGGCCGCGGCGAAGACCTTCGCGCAGGTGGGAGCGCAGGAACGGAACGCGTTTCAAGAACAGCAAAATTATTTTCGCGGTCTTACCGCACGAACGAACACGCTGTTTGATACCGCCAACACCACATTGACGGTGTTTAATGCGACGGTGCTGCCGCGCGTAGCCGCGGCCCTGGACGGAACGACGGCCCTTGAAACGGACGCCGCACGCGATCTGACGGACACCACGATCAAAATCGACGATACGATCGGCGCGCTGCGGCCGATGATCGATGGCGGGATCCACGCGACGACGGCCGCGGCGGCAGCGATGTCCGATCCCGCGATCCATGAAACGCTGGCGCATGTGGACGGCGTGGCGGGCAATCTGGACGCCACGAGCGGCGATATTCGCGGCTTCGTCCACCGGGAAACCACTCCCGTGCGCGGAACGTGGAACGTGATCAAAAGTTTTCTGATGGAATTCGCCGGCCCGGCCGCGCAGGTCGCCACCGCCGCAAAGTAGTCTGATGTCCAAACACAAAACATGCCACGGATGCGACGGCAAGGGATGGGTATTGATCGTGCACAGCGAGCGCACGCAACCCTGGCGGGACGAAATAACGCGTAAGCCAGTCGACGGCTTCGCTATGACGACGCGCGAATACGAATCAGCGAAATGTCTGATCTGCCACGGTTCGGGCATTGTCATATCGATTGATAAACTTGCGGATGATTCTTAAAGAGGGAGATAGCGCACATAGAGTGCGCAAATAAAACGATGGCAAACTACCAGTTGAAAATCACGATCCAAGCCTCGCGCCTGCCTGATCCGATTCCGGTTCCCGCGCCAGATCCCGGGCGCGATCCGATGATGGCGATGGCCAGCGCCATCAGCAAGGCGGCGGAAATGCAGGCGAAGCCCGCCTTGTTTTATCCCGGCGCCTTCCGGGAGAACGGGATCACGCTCGGCAAGGAAATAGAAATCAGCGCCGAGAATTTCGAGGAATTGACGAAGGCCCTCGGCAAGTTCGACGAACTAGCCGATCAACTGGAATGCAGCGCCCCGAGGAAAAACCCGTGGTAGAATCCCGGCATAGTCCATTCGCTTGACGCTCCCGCGACCGGCGATTCGATCCGCCGGCGCGGGAGTCCTGATCGTGGAAAGGAAAAACTAAATGAGCACTTCCCCCGCAACGCCATCCGAAAGTGAACTCGGAAAAATCTGGAATTGGATCAAGGCAAAGGTGACGATCGTGGAACAGGATCTCGCAAACCTAATCGGCTCGACGGAAGCCGCCAAGATCGAATCCGCCGGCAAAGCGCTCCTGGATAGCTGGATCGGCCCGCTGGCCGTCACGGCGTGCACCGAAGCGACAGACGTGCTCACCGGGCAAATGAGCATCGGCAAGGCCATCAGCGGCTTGATCGCCGCGGCGGAAAGCACCGGCAAATCCATTTCCGCGGCCGCGGCCCTGCAGGCCGTGGCCCTCGCGCAGAATGCCGTCGCCACAAAGGCCGATCCGACCGTGACGCCGGTTGCCTAGAAAAGCGTCGTGACTACTGAGTAGTGATTCACAGGCCGCGAGTGGAACGCATTCGCGGCCACGATCAGGAAAGCCCACCAGGTGCCGAGAAACCCCGCCAGATTTAAACCGTAGACCATCCAGGCCATCATCGGCTTTCCCCTTCCACGCGGGCCGCTTCATTTCGAAAGAAAAGCGCGGTCACGGGCCTGCCGTCGCGCTCCATGCGATCAGCGGCGCGCCGCCAGTCCGTAGCGCGGCGATCCTCCACCACCGGCCGCTGTTCCCGCCGGCGTTCGGCCCGCTTTCGTCTGTCAACGAATATTTCGGGTACGGCTGTTTGGATGTCCATGTAGAGAGAATGCCGGAAGGAAGCGGGGAGGGTAATGGTACGCAAGTACCTCGAAAGTGGTACTAAAGTTTACCTCGCAAGATCAAGGCGCGATCGAGGGACTAAATCCAGGCGCCCTGTTTTCCCCATCTGCAAAATGCCATCCACGAAGTGCCAATCTGAGCAGCATTCCTCGCAGCGAAAAAACCGCAGCCATTTCCGCGAAGCCTCGGACTCTTTTAACGGCTGGCCGCAGCGTGGGCAATTCATAAGAACGGAAGTTCCACATCCACGCCGCGAATGCGATCGAGCGCGAGTTTCCGGTATTCGTCCCCGGCACCGTAGGCCACATCGGCAAGGATCGCGCGCCGGCGAAGGCTCCTGGCCACGCGGCCGGTAGTCCCGCTCCCCGCGAAGGGATCGAGCACCACGCAGGGAACCGTTTTCCCGCGTTGCCCCGGGCAGCGGCAAGTGGGCGTCCAGCCGATTGTTTCTGGCGGTTCCCACTGCGCGTTTACTTTCATCGGACCGTTGCTGCCCGGGCCGGGATTCCAGTTGCCGTAAAACTTCGATCGCGTGACGCGCTCCCACGGCGCGCCGCACTGCGCGCACGCGCCTTTGGCGGACGTCGCCGCCAGGATGCAACGCCGCGGCAATTCCTCTGGAAACGTGGCGAAGTGCGCGCCGGCGAACGGCTGCGTGGCGAACATCCACACGTTGCGAATATTTCGATAGCCGAGCACGTCCCGCGTCGAATCGGCCCAATCGCGAAAATTATCCTCAGTCGCCCGGGCCCGGGCTTTCGGCCCTCCATCGCCTTTGCCGCGCGAGTGCGTTCCCTTCGGTGCGTACCCGAATTCATCGTACCCTTGCGTAAATTTTCCGCTAGGCGAGTGCTGTAGGATTGAACTTCGATTCCCGCCGATAACGTCGCTGCGGACTCTATCGCCCTGGACGGCCGGTTCGCGCACGGCGTCCGCGTCCCAAAAATAATGTTCCGATTTCGTGAGCATCAAAATGTGTTCGTAAGCGTCCGTGGGACGGTCCTGGCAGGATTCCGGCATGGGATTGGGCTTGGCCCACACGATGATGGAGCGAATCCACCAGCCATCCGCCTGCGCGGCGATGGCCACGCGCTCCGGGATCAGGCATAAATCTTTCGGTTTTAAACCTGGTTGCGGATTCCGGTTCGGAGCGCCGGGGATATCGCCGCCCATGTTCGATTTCTGCATTTCGGATCGCAGGCCGAGCCTGCTTTTGCGGTAGCCGCCTTTGTCGCCGTTGTGATAGCTATCGCCGATATTCCAGAACAGCACGCCATCGGGCCGCAGGACGCGGCGAAGTTCGCGCAGAATTTCCACCGTGTGCTGAACGTACATTTCGATGGCCGGCTCCATCCCGTAAGCGCCGCGCCAGGCCCCGCAGCGACATCCACTTTCTTTTCGATCGCGATCGACGGGCATGAGTGACCAAACCAAGAAACGATGTTCGCAACTGAGATCGCCGCCCCAAATAAATTCCTGTTCGCCGGAGTATTTGCGCAGGCCCCAATAGGGCGGCGAAGTGACGATGCACTGGACGGAGTGATCCCCGAGGGGTAGGGCCCGGGCATTGGCCTGGATCAATTCGATGTCGGCATTATTCATTTACGGAATCGGCGAGCAAGAATTCTAAACGCGACCGCAGCCTGCAGCGCCACGACTCCATTTCCAATCGCGCGAAGCTGATCGGCGCGGGATTCGTCCACCACCAGGGCATGCCCATCAGCCACGCCGCAAAGCAAGGATTCAGGCGTTTGCGTGATGAAAGATCGGTTCGCGTCGTCCCACCAGACACGGACACTGCCAGCGGCAATCGCGGGGGCGAGATACGGGCTTCGGCAGAGAATGTCTCGCCAGACGGGATCAGCGGGACCGGGGGGCGAAAATAAATGCACTGCCGCTTCGTCCAATTGGCCCCGCCTCTGGCCTTCCTTCGCCGATCCCTTGTGATCGTTCGCCCCGGCCGTGGGCCAGCGTTGTACCGCTACGGTCAAATCCGCGAACGCTCCCTCGCGGCTCCGGCTCGGGCCGCCCTGATTGTTTACGTTGTCCTCGGTCGGCGTCGGCCAGAATCTCGCTTGCTGATCCAGGCCCATTTCGTTCCGGCGATCGAGGCCCCTCGATCGGGAACTGTCCGCCGCCGGCGTCTGCCACTCGCGCGCCATCGTCGAAAATTCGTTCCCGTCCGGCCCGGAATTTCCCGCTCCCTGGCCGTAAACCGTTGGCCAGTTGCGCGCCACTCTGGTCAGCGAATCCCCCGAATGCGCCGAGCCATTCCTCGGATGATTCCCGCAGGATTCCGAATCCTCGCCCCGGGCGGACGGCCAAAATAAAAATTCGCTTTCGCTGGTGGGCGGCTCCCACATCGGACGCTCGGATAGAAATCCATTCCGCATCGAACCAGAGTCCGGCAAGGTCGCCGAGAACTCGGGCCAGTCCGTCTGAGGAAACAAGGCCAGGCACGTTTTCCAGGAAGAGGAAATCCGGTCCCACATCGCGAGCAATTCCCACGATGGCGGGCCAGATCCATCGCTCATCCGCGGCGCCGAGCCGTTTCCCGGACTGGCTCCATGGCTGGCACGGGAAGCCCGCAGTGATTCCGTCCACGCTTCCGCGCCATCCGGCGCCGGGGAAGTCCTCAAGGTTTCCGCACCAGACAGGTGCCGGAACCAGAGCCTCGTCCGCCATCCGGGCCAGGAGAATCGCCGCGCAGAAGGCTTCCTGCTCGACGTAACCCACAACGCGGGATCCCGGAAGCCCGAGGCAAAGTCCTTCATCGAGCATGCCCGTCCCGGAGCAAAGCGAGAGGATATGGATGGGGGAAAGAGCCACACGCATTTTCTCCGTCAAGAAAAAAGTCTGGTTTGCCGCTTCGCGCCAGGATCAGGGGTTACGGGCTGATCGCCGTGTTGCGGCACGGCGTAAGTCATTCTACTGCCGCACTTTGGACACGGTTTACTCAATACCGGGGAGTTTCGGCTCTCCCGGTGCGGGCAGCACTGGCATTTTACCTGTCTCCCGAAGGGCATTCCCTCTCCGATCGTGCGTCCTACCCCCCTAGAAATCGCAGGGCTGGCTATTCCAGGCGGTTGCACGGCTTTGCAGGCGGCGTGCGATTCCAGCCATGCGCCATCGGACAATCCTTGCTTGAACAGATCAGGCCGGCGAGTGGCGGGCGGCGCGGCGGCGGGACGTGACCGTGCCGGAGCACGAAGCGCGTGATTTCCATAAACTCCGGCGGATTCTTGATTCCAATTTCCTTGCCGCATTCGCACACGAGTTTCATGGTGTTTTTAGAAACCTCGCTTCCAGTGGACGTAGCTGTAAATAAATCCCTGCGCGTTTCCGGCGATCCCCGCGGTTTGGGGCAGCCACCACCAGCGCCGCAGCCACGCATGCCGGCTGGATTTCATTTTTTGCGCAAGCCACATCCCCGCGGCCGTCTGGACAATGCCCATCGGAACCATGCGCGGCCAGGTGGGATGCGCGCCGATGAAAACGCGCGCCAGCGGATCCACTTCCATCCCGCCCTGTTTGATATTTCGGCGCGTCAGATCGCCATCGGCCAGAAGCGCGACGGCCTGGCCCGCCCCGAGGGCCACGATCGGCCGCGAATGGATGGCGCGGCAAAGGGACGCGCTGATCAAAATGCATTCCAGGAGCATTTTCATCGCAAAAGCTCCCCTTACCGGGGACTTTTGCTTTCTCCCTCTTCGCGACCCCATGCCAACATGCGGATTTCTTTCAAGTAGAGAACATCTTTCGCCATCCAGCCATGATCGGTTTTTACGTTGCCAGCCACACGATCATAGAAATGAAGCGTCCCGCGCAAGGCATAAAGCAGCTTTTGGCGCTCGAGCGTGAGTGCCGTAATAATCGCTTCGGCCGCGTCAACGGTATACCCGTCTTGCGAATGCGCAGCGGAGGGAGGGACGGACGGCCCCAGCTCAGAATGAGAAGCCAGTTTGGCCCTGCTTCTCTTCCCTACTTTCCGTCCGCCCTTCGCTCCGCTGCGGGTTTTCTTGCTCATTTTTCGAACAAGCCTTTCTGTTCGGCCGGCTTCGGCGCATCTGCCGCGCGCGACGAGGGCGCGGGATGCTCCGGGTCCAGGCAGCGCCCGAGACGGCCGTCGTCCACCTGGTGTTCGGTGTTGCGGTTGCACTTCCGGCACCAGCCCGTCGCGCTGATCGTCGATTTTGGAAAATGCTCACTCACGGGCATGCGCCTCGATGAATTCCGCGACCTTGACGGCCATTTCGCGGGCCTGATTTAAATCGCAGATCGTGCCGCGATAACACACGCCGCACAGCCAGCCGCCCCAAAAGTCCAGCATCGCGTCGCCGCCATTATCGGGCGGCTCGCCGGCAAGCTGATACCGCCGCAGATATTCGCTGACTTTCACGCTTTCACAATGGACACTTTCATTTCCGGGACTTCCTGGTAGCCTTCGGCCTCCACGGTCAGAAAACCCATCTCGGCCAGTTTGTTGATCGGCTTATAAATGTTCGTGGTGGGCTGATCGCAGCCGCGGCGCTTTAATTCCTTTTGCAGCGCGGGCACGTTTTTGGGACTCTTGAAATATCCTTCGTGGAGAAGCCGCGCGATCCGTCCGACGATCGTGGAATCGTCCATTTCCACCGTTTGCCGTTGCACGGTCACGCGCAGTTCCGGTTTCGTGGTGAGCAATTCCAGAATGCCGGGAGCCTTCGCCGCCTTCGCCACGGTGTATTTGTAGATGTAGTCCAACTGCGGGACGGTGAGCGAAAGGCCGTTGCCGGACGGCGCGGACTGGCTTTCCCGATGTTTTGTCATGGCTTCGGCTGATCGGGATAGGTTTCCCTCGTAACCTTCGGTCAATGCCGTGACCATCCGTTCGCTCGCGCGCGCGGCCAGCGCGTCGTGGGCTTCAATCAGCGCCGCGTGATCTTTCAAAAGCTCGCGCAGCGTGCCCAACGTGGGAATTACGTTATCGTCCAGTTGCCGCTCTACTTTTTGGGCTGCGGTTTCCGGCATTGCGTCCTCACTTTCCGGGGAGAGATCCCGAACACCTGGAATAGAATCACTTCCCTCTTTTTCGCGATCGTCCAATCCTTCCGCGCCAGCACTTGATCCGCGAACGGCACCGGATTGAACATCACATGCGGTTTGACTTTCCTGCCTGCCAGGCTTTTCATGAATCGTCTCCTCGTTTAGATTTTTTGTTTTTTGGGCTTCTTGTTTCCGTGGTAAACCGTCGTTTTCCTCATTATTTCCATCGTTCGGGGCACATCCGCGATCGCTCGCAGAAGTTCGAACGCTTCGCCCTTCGTGAATTCGATTTCCATCGTCAACTTCGGGGCGAATTTCAGTTCCAGAATCATCGTCTGAGTCGACGTGGTGTAGACGCTTGGAAGTTCGATCATCCTTTGAAACCTCCGCGCTTGACTTTGATATTTCGGCCCCTGATTCAACGTCTGCACTTCGCTCACATTCGGCATCGGATTCCTCCTGAATTTGCAACAGTTGGGGGGACGACGGACCGGGTTTCCTTGAATCTTTAAACGCACGCAACATCTGCCGCGCGCTGGCGACGGTTTCCTCGCCGCGGGCGATGGCCTGCGCGTGGAGCTCGCTATCCATCCAGGCCGGTTGCACGTACACTTTCGAAACGCGCGCTTCCGGCGTGCGCACGAAGAATTCGCCGATGCGCAGCCGGGCAATGTCAATCGGTTTTAGCTGGGGCGAAAACATGCTCGCGAGCGTGCGGTCAATTTCGTGCCCCTCGGTTTGCACGCCGCAGCCCACGATCGAGCAGGCTCGCAGCATGATCTTGTCCACCGCGGCCATATCCTGCGAATCCAGCCACATGAAATTTTTATTGGCCCCGGCCTTGCGCACCAGGTTCTCGCAGGCCATCTTTACCGGGGAGTTTTTTCCCTGCGGCACGAAGTCCTGCGATTCGGGGACGATCACGCGCACGTTCTTTTCGTGCTGATACACCCACTCCATCACCGAACGGATCACGAGCGCCTGCGTCTCCGTGGCGTATTCGCGCAGGTCCATCACGTTCAGGCCGGGGAAAAGTTTCAGTCTCTTGGTGTAAGGCAGGCGGGCCAGCTGGGGCATCACGATATCGAAGTACGCTTTCAAGCTGGTGTAAATGCCGGCATTCATCCCGGACACTGGTTTGCGGGAATATTTCCATTCGCGCTTCTTTTTCTTGCCGCGGCCTTTTTCGATGTAGCCGCCCTCGCCGCCCAGCAAAGCCTTGATGTTGGAATGCACGTCGGCCAGGGTTTGCGCGAGGCGCGGATCCTCGCAGGCGCGGATGATCCAGGATTCCTCGAAATTCATTTTGCGCTGTTGCGAAGCCTCGAGGATGGATTTCACCCATCGCCAGAGCGGTTGCTCTTCGTCGTTCGTCGGTTCGGAGAAATAAGGGGGGATCATCCGCCCGGTGAGGAATCCCCCCTCGCCCTGTTTCGTGATGAACGCGACGGCCGTCAGTTCCCCACGATAGGCGATGGCCTCGAGCGCCGTAGTTTTCCCGGATAGCTGCGTCTGGCCAAACCACGCCAGATGCCCGGTGTCCGGGATTTCCACGCGCTTTCCCGTTCCGATTTCCCATCCGAGTAAAATCACAAATTCACTCCGCACACGAAATCATGCGCTCTACGAGCGCCAATTTCGCTACTTCTAGTTTCTGATTAATGGCGATGGCGCTGGCGCTGGCGATGGCGATGGCGCTGGCGCTGGCGATGGCGATGTCGATGGCGCTGGCGATGGCGCTGGCGATGGCGCTGGCGATGGCGATGTCGCTGGCGCTGGCGATGTCGATGGCGCTGGCGATGGCGATGGCGATGGCGATGTCGCTGGCGCTGGCGATGTCGATGTCGATGGCGATGGCGCTGGCGCTGGCGATGTCGATGGCGATGTCGCTGGCGCTGGCGATGTCGATGGCGCTGGCGATGGCGCGCAATTTATTTCGAACTGATTTTGCTGCAATTTTAAGTTCAGCTTGCGTAGTCGATTCCGAAGTCGCGGCCAGTTCTTCCGCAAGTCCCTTTTTCTTGGCGTAACGCAAATATTCCGGTATCACGAAACGAAGCGCGAAATCGCCGCACATCACCGCACGGCGCATTTCCGTTTTCGCGTCAGCGTGTAAGCCAATAATGCGCGGAAGAAACGGCTTCAATAGACGATCACGATCTCGATCCGAGGGAAGCGCGTCATTCCATCGCCGCAACACCGCGGCGATGGTCCGAGGCACGCATACAGGGTGATCGGACCACGATTCACCTGCGATGTAGGCGGCGGCTTCCATCACGCAAAATTGAGAATCCGGTTTATGACCGCCGAATTTCAACGACAGATTTTGAATTTCTTTCCAGCGTTCTTCGATGATCGGCATCAGTTTTCTCCCGGCTCCCGTTTCGCATGCGGCTGCGGCGCGGCCTGGAATTTGTTTTTCACCGTCAACGTCAACCGCAGGCCCATCTTGTCCGCCAGCTTGAACAGCTTTTCCCGCGTCTTGTTGAATTCCTCTTGGTCTTTGTTCATGACGTGCACCCGCGAAAGAGATATTCGCACCAAAACATCAGCGCCGCGAAACGCAGGGGATGGACCGCACCGTAGGAAACCATTTCGCGCAACGCATCGGAAAAGTTCATCAGAGCATCCCTTGAATCCAGTTCAGGATCGGGCGGATCGTAAATCTGTACACGAGCAGCGCCGCAACGGGGACGAGCCACAGCGACGCGAAAATCATCCGGCGCAAGTTCATAAGAACACACTTAGTTTGAACGCGGATTCCAGCCGGGCACGGATTTGATTACCGTATAACCCAGCTTCCAGGCGCGGCGGCGCATGGAAACGCGCGCGCCAAACATCATGCTAAAAAATAGTTGCTGCGCCTGGTTGATCCCTTCGTCGCACAGTTGGCTCGTTCCGGTGCGCGCCTGGATCGTCAGATTCACGGCGTGCTCGGTCAAGATGTGATCGGCCCATTGCTTCGTGGGCCAGAAGGGCGCGGAAAAGCCGCAATGCTCGCAATAGGAAAACTCGCCGGCGCAGATTTCCGCGATCATCTGCGGGATTTTCTCCGGCTGCGACGAGTCAATATCCACGACGGCGGCGCTGGCATCGCGAATCCAGGCCGGCTCCGAAGTGTCAATCAGGAAATGTCCAGGCTTTTCGTTCACTTCGATTCTCCCGCCGTGCGCCACGGCTCCATCGTTCCGTCTGAATGCAGGTACGCGTACGCGCCGTTCAGCGTGCCGTCCATCGTGCGCGGCACGATCCGGCGGGGCACGATCCACACCGGCCCGGGAATGTATCCCGCCGGCAGCTGGGCGGCCGGGGAAACGAATTTGCCGTAGGGATGGTTCACGTCCATCAAGATCGTCGCAGTTCCGTCCCCGATCACCGTTTTGCGGCAGTTCGAAATTTCTTTCGTTTGTTCGTTGATCGTGGTTTGCAGATCGCCCAGCTGCTTATCGTAAGTCGCCCGGATCGCGTCGATTTGCCGATCCAGCCGATAAACTTTCAATCCCGCCGTGATCATGACGATCAGGCAGAAGAAATAAAGGAACGGAGGAAGCGTCCATTGCAGTTTTCGAATGTTCATCATTTAGGAAACCCTCGCTTTCGATATTTCTCCGGGGCCTGAAACCCTCTCCGAAGTAGATGGCAAATCAAAATCGCGTCGTGCCAGGCAATCGCCCCGAGGGGTGTACTGGCCGAAATGTTTTCCAGTTCCATATCCGCCAGCGCGATCCCCCATTGTTCAGAGCAGCGCACTTTCATGCGATATAGAATTTGCCGGCCTTCATCCGTCATGTTCACCGCGGACACTCCCCTCATCGGGGACTTTCGCTCTCTCCCTACGCGGCAGGCGTTTCTTTTGCCGGCGGCTCTACGATTCCCGGATCGATCGACGGATCGAGCGTTTTGAGCGCAGGTGCCAGCGCGGGATCGATCGGGGCGTGATCCTGTTGCTTCGCGAGCTCCGCAACGATTTTCGTCTGATCGTCGGGAGTCCCCGCGGCCAGACGGTTCACGAGCGCCACGAATTTCGTTCCCTGTTCGGACACGCCTTGCCAGACGCGAAAGTTTATCCCGTTGATGATCACCAGCTTGTTCGTGCTCTCCATCGTCGCTTTCATTTTTTATTCACCGCGCACTCTATGTGCGCTCCCCTTTTTAGATTTACTCTAGCGAACTTCCACAAATTCGCCGTGCTGATAGACCAGGCGCGGACGGCGCGGCTTTGTGGCCCGGGAAACCTTTTCGCGCTTGCGGCTCTGGACCGGATCGACTTCGGCTTGAAACTGCGCCACAGTCGATTTTTCGCGGAGGGCCACTTCCTGCCGCTGAATCCAATCGTCGACGGTCAGCGTCACCGCACGCAACGCGCGCAGAAATAGCCGCCAAGATTTTTCACGGATGGCTGGCCACGAATCACGAATCGCGTTTCGCAGGGTTTTCATATCAAGTCTCCCGTGTCGATTTTCTTCCGGGGATGATCCCGGCGCCAGGCGTACACCTGGCAATTCATGCCTTTGCAAAACTTCCGCGGCTGGCCTCGCTTGCCATTCCATCGGGGTAATTTTTTCGCGCACCATCCGCAGTGCGTGGCGATCTTCCGGCCTTCGATTGATTGCTGAATTTCGATTTGGTTTACGGTCGCCATTACTCATTCACTGGAGAGAGAATATCATACATGTATGAGTTTTGTCAAGAGTATTGTATGAGTGGAGAGATAAAAAGAAAGAAAGAAAATGGAAGTAAACTGCGCTCTCCACAGAGCCTATTCGAAAAGTGACAAATTTTGTCAGTGACAAATTTTGTCACTCAGGGGGTCCGGGAGAGGGAGAGAAAATGGGCATTTAGGCCCGAAAACAGGCTTAGTATGTACAAAACACAGGACATCCTAAATGCCCATTTAAATGCCCATTAAATGCCCACTTTTTAGGGGGTGAGTGGGCATTTGGAAGCTATTGTGTTCATTTGCTTTAGGTTAGGAATCGTTCGATATCCCCCTAGGGAGTGGGCATTTAAATGGGCATTTGGAAACTATAGAGAGTATTCGGTTTAAGCCTCAAATGCCCGCTTTCGCCCCCTTTCTCCAGGGCAATGATGAAATAGACAGAAAATCGATGGGTAGAAAAGTTACATACCAAATGCCCACCGTGGGCATTTAATTTTAAGCGTGTGATATATTCGACAGAGGAGAAAATTGATGGTGAAACCAGCGACGATCTACCAACAAAGATGGCGAGCAAACCATCCTGGAACGGACAAAGTTTACCGTCAGACCCACTATGTTTTAAGGATTAGTTTTTCATCAAGCGATGGCGATCAATTGAAGAAAGTTTTTGGGAACGAACTGCGCGATGTCGCGAAAAAGCTACTTCGTGCAGAAATGTTGAAGAGAGAGTTGGCCGCGAGTAAAAGTTAGAGTCATTCGCCAAGTCCTTTTGTGTAGACCGCCAAACCGCCGCGGCCTTTTTTGCCGCCGGATACTTTATGGATCGCGCCGGTTTTTTCCCATCCCCGGATGCGGCGCTGCGCGCTCGAGCGGGGAATGCCCAACACTTCCATCAGCGTGCGGATGTTCCACTCCGTGTCCATCTGTTGCAGGGCCTCGGCCAGATCGTCGCCGTCCTCGATCGCCTCAAGGCGCAACGGCATGATGGAAGTTAAATCGAGAACCATGCGCATCGGGTCGGCGGAAACTCCGTAGGCTGTATCGGTTTCGATTTCCACCGTGGAAACGTTGTTCGGCAGGATTTTCTTATTTTTAAATTCGATGAAGGTTTTGGCCCATCCCGAGAAATTGATGCTGCCGGCCGCGGAGTACATCATCTCGGCGTCTTTCTTGTTTTTGTGATGGACGAGCAGCGTATTCGCTCCGGTGACGTCGCGCACGGCATCGATCATTTCGAGGAAGGTAGCGGAGTCCTGCGGGCCGTTCATATCGCCGTGGCCGACGAAGAGGCGCCGCAAGACATCGAACACGATCAGATCGGCCTTAAATTCCAGCGCTTCCGTCACCACTTTCTTTGCCCACTTTGCCGTGAAGCCCTCGCGCGGAAATTCCTCGCGTGGGACGATCCGCACATTGTCGGGATCCACATCCAGGAATTGTTTCGTGGCCAGGAAATCGCGGATCCGCTTTTTCATTTCCGCACCGGACTCTTCCACCTGGACGAGCATCGTCCGAAACGCCTTTGGCACCATCAATCGCCCGAGGGCTTTCTCCGTGGCCACGGAGCACGAATAGGCAAGGCCGATGGTGAAAAAACTTTTCAGGCTGTGCGGCATGGCCACGATCATCGAAGGCGAATTACGCGCAAGCAAACCCTGGACGAGATATTCCGGCTCGGGCCAGTCTTTTTGCAGGAACTCCGTGGTGGAGTAGCTGATCTTGTGGCCGTTGCCGTTCCCGTTTCCGCCTGGTTCCGTCAGTTCAATCGCGCTGCGAAACTGAGTTTCCAGATCGTCCACATTGGCCCATCCCTCGAGGGCGCGCTTCTGGACGAATTCCGTTTCCCGGATCAGCTTTCGCAGGCGCGCTTTGCCGGCCACGATGTCCGCATAGTTGGAAAGATTGTTGATGATGGGGCGGCCATCGAGCAGCGCGGAAATATATCCCGCGCCGCCCGCGATCTCGAGCGTGCGGGCCTGGGACAGCCATTCGATCACATGAATTTCGTCCATCGGCAATTCGTCTTCGTGCAAGGCGAGGATGGCGTCGTAGATTTTTTTGTGATTGACGTGGAAGAAAGCATCCGGCGTAAGTTTGTCGGCCACGCTTTCGAGAGCCGGATTGTGGATCATAATGCCGCCGAGGATGGCGCGCTCCGCTTCGATGTTATGGGGAAGCGTCTGCGCAATTTCTGAATTAGGTTTTGTCATTTGCCAGGCTGCCAGGCGATCGAGTCTTACCGCGAAAGCTCCCCTTGCCGGGGACTTTCGCTCCCCTGTTTTTCACGAAAGCCGGGAGTGACGGAAACTTCGCCTGGCAGGGAGAAAGCTTCCGTCGCTCCACAAAGTGCTTCGGCGGGATGAACACTAAGGCTTTTCGTAGACGCAAGTCAAGCGATGAGGGATGTGGAAAACCTGTGGATGTGTGGAAAAGAGAAATGCCGGCGCGATGGTCGAACCACCGAAGGCGCCGGCATGTCGATGGAGGCGTACTGTGTGCCTAACCCAGTTCCTTACTCGGAAGGAACTCTATCATATTGCGGTTTGCGGCGCACTCCCCGCCGCGGCTGGCGGGATTTCGTTCTGTTTGGCGATCCTCAAAAAATCCTCGATCATTTTCGGCAGGCGCGGATCGTCTCCCACTTCGGCCAGGATTTCGCACTGAAAATAAGTGCGCTGCATCTCGCGAGATTTGAAAAACCCGAGCAGCGTTTCCTTGCTCATCTTGGCGAGCTCGTCCAGGATTTCCGGCCAGGCGTTCACCAAATAATCGTACATATCCTGCCCCGTCGAATTCGGTTGCTTGATCCCAGCGACGAGCCGGTGCAAGTGGGCCTGCGCGATGATAGCCTGCGCGACTTCCGGCGTGACCGTGGCAGCTGGGGCGGGAGCGGCGGGCGTTGGCGCGCCCGCCGCCGGTGTGGAGGGCGGCTGCCTTTGCTGGTCCATCGTAATCACATTGAGATCGTTTTGGCGAATTTCTCCGCGCTGCAGGCGGATCGTTCTCTCGTCCGATTCGGATTTCAACCGCAGTTGCTCGAGCCCCGCGACAAAACGATCGGCAAGTAACGGGATATTGTTCGCAAACGTGGCGGCGATGTCAGCCTTCTGCGCCCCGCTGTTGATCAGCCCGGAAGTTTTTAGCGTGGTGATCAGTCCTAAAATTTCGTCGATCCCTTTTTTCTCCGGCGAACCGACCAGACCCAATTCTTTCAGGACGCGAAGCGTATCCAGCAAACCGCCTTCGTGATTTCCGCTGCCGAGAATTTCCTTTGCGGCTCGCAGGGTTTCGAGCGGATTTTGCGCCGCCGGCATTTGGCTCTTGATCAGTGCCATCGCCTCGGTTGCCGCCGTCACCATCATTTGCATCTGCATACGCACGAATTCGGGATTCGCGTACATGCGCATGGCCTCGAGCGCCACGGTTTGTGATCCGGCGCTGTCCGCTTCCGAGGCGGGCTTCCCTCCCCCACTGATGAATTGCTTTGGTGGAGTGCCCACGATTTCAACGTGGAAAGTTTGGCCTACCCGTTTGCTGCCGCCTGGCGGACCGTAGAGAATCAGAAGGTAGCGCCCGCCGCCCCATGTGTCCCGGATATATTCCTCGTCGAATTTGCTCGTGAGTTTATTTCCTGGCGGGCTTCCGGCGCTTTCCCATCGATCGTTGGCGTAGTAGACGCGGACCAGGTGATCCGCCCACTCGTCGGTGCTGATCCCGTTGATAATTTCCCAAAAATCCCCGCTGTATCGGGCCGATGGCCGGGCTTCGTCCGGCGGGACGTATTCCGTCGTCACCACTTTTCGCGTTGTTGTCGCCATAGAGTCACGAATCTCCGTCTGTAGGATGCGAACGGGGGAGAGAGTAGCTTCGTTTGCGAGCTATTGTCAATGGAATGCAAGGGATAGGAACCAACTGTGACAAAAAACGTCAACAATAGCGATCATTGACAAAAAATGTCACTGCGCGCAGATTGCGCCCGTGGCAATCCACGCGACCCCTGGCCTGATTTATTCCGTCCCGCTTGCCGGCGGCGACGATGGAACGGCGCAAACGATTTCACTTTTGCGCCGCCTCGTCGACGATGCTTGGAAAGATCCGTTCGTCAACCGCACAGCGATCGATATCGTCCGCAACGCCGGCGTCGCGCCGTACGATGCATGGGGACAAATTCACGCGATCTACGATTTCGCGCATTCGTTTTATTTCGTGAACGATCCGGTGATGAAAGAAGCCCTGCGGCCCACGCGGGAACTTTTACAGTTGCATGCCGGTGACTGCGACGATATCAATGCGAACGTCCTTCCCGCCTTGCTCGGCACCATCGGTTACGAAACGCGGCTCGTCACCATCGCCTGCGATCCGAACGCGCCCGATTCTTTTTCCCACGTCTATTGCGAAGTTTTTCAGGATGGCCAGTGGTATCCGCTGGATGCGGCCCGGCCCGGCGCCGTGTTTGGAGTGGCGCCGGCGCATTTCTATCGGCGCAAATGGTGGAGCCTGATCGACGATTCGCACGGAGATTATTCGAGCGATGCGGGAATGGCCGGCTATGCGCGCCGCGGCGTGCGCGGACTCGGCCAGGTGGCAAGCGGCTTGGAAATTGCCGGCCAGGGATTGACGGCCGTGGGCGGGCAACTGGTCCAGGCGGCGAATACGGGCGCGCAGGGGCCGGGCGGCGCAACGCTGTTGAATCCATCGACCGCGGCCACTCCGGCCGCAACGCAGGAAATGGAAATCTTCGGCGTGATTTTGCTTGGCGCTTTGCTGTGGATGGCGGCGGCATGATGGCGTACGCGATGCTACGAACCGCGAACACTTCGGGGCTGCATCCCAACTTGCGTGGCATACGCAGGCTGCGCGGCCTCGGCATGCTTGGCCAGACCGCCTCGCTCACGGCGCAGGCGGCGATGCAGCAAGCCATCACGGCCTATGCCGGCGCGCACCTGAATCCGAAAGATTTCGGGGATCAATCCTGGCTCACCGAGGCGGAAAACCAAATTTCGGCCGGGCAATTCAATGTGGGATGGTATTCGCCTTCCTGCGGCACCGCTCCATCGAACGTAAATCTTTTTCAGACGGCCAGCGGCCTCGCGCTCGGCACATCCTCGGCTGGAATCGGGATCCTCGCCTCGACGTCCGTAATCGCGGCGTCCACGGCGGCGATCGCCGGCGCGGTGACGATGGGGATCGGCGCGATCTTTGCCGTGATCGAATTGATTTTCGCTCACCATGCGGCCGCCGTGAAACGCGACCTGAGTTTCGGATGCGCCGCGCTTCCGGCGGTAAACAATTCGTTTTCGCTGATCGCACAGGCCGTCCAGGGCGGGCAAATGACGCCGGCGACGGCGCAAGCCGCGCTGTTGCAGGTGTACGAAACGTTCATGCAGCAAGGCGGGGCATCGGGAACGGCGTCCGGTCCGGGATCGATTCCCAGCGGGGGAACGTCTATCAACGATTCCCCGTACTGCAATAGTAACTGCGAAATGAGCGTGATTCTGTACGCGATGGTGCTGTACTGGCAGGCGCAATACGCGGCCATCGCCGAACAGCAAGCGGCGGAAGCGCAGCAAGCGGCCGCCGCCTCGAGCGGCACGACTCCCGCGCCCGGCAATTCGGTGATCGCGCCCGGCGTTCCCGGCAGCGGATTGGCTTCGGTTCCGCCGCTGGCGTGGGTTGCGTTGGCGATCATCGGCGCGTTGGCGGTGCTGTGATGAGTCCGGCAAGGAACGGAAAAAACTGATGGCTTACGCTCGCTTGACTACGCGAAACACTTCCGGGCTGCATCCGAATTTGCGCGGCATGGGATCGTACGCGCCGCTTTCGACGAAGGTGAGCGCGGGCCTCAATCCGAACTTTCGCGGAATAGGCGATGTCCCGCTCACGACTTTTACGATCGGGCCAGGCGGACAGTTTGAAATCAGTTCCGCGACGACGCCGACGCAAACGAGTTTGTGGGACGAAATGCTCACCTGGCTTGGCCAATCTTCGTATGTGCCGGGAATGCCGAATTCCATTTTCGCGATCGGCGGCGCTTTCCTGGCGCTGATCGCGGTCAAGGGATGGGGACGGAAACGCTGATGGCCTACGCGCAAATGGATTCGCCGCTTCCCGGACTGACCGTTGCCCCGAACGGAAAGCGTTGCTGCGGCATGCGCGGGCTCGGCCAGGATCCATCGGAGTTTGACACGACGCCGACTTACGATTCGACTCCGATCATCGACACCGGCGCTCCGATCGATACGAGCACGCCTATCGATTTATCCACGCTGCCGCCGACGAACGTGGTTTCGCCATCGATTGAATCGATGTATCCGTCGACGGTGGGCACGGAATTTGTGAGCAACGGCGATGGGACGTATACGAACATTCAGACGGGGCAGAGCGTTCCCTACGCAACCGCGCAGGAAGTAACCGGCGCGACCACGGGCGCGGCGACCGCGAACCTGGACACCACGGCCACGCAAGGCACGGTGACGCTCACCGATCCGAATAGCGGCGTGACTTCCACGATCCAGACGAACAATTTGACGGCCGCGGCGCAGGCCCTCAACGCGTCCGGCCAACTGGTGACGGCGGCGGGAAAACTTACGGCGCAGGGGCAGGCGCTTTTGAGCGCCGGCAATCTTTACGCCGCGCCGCCAACGACGAATCCGTTGACTTCGCTTACCAGTTGGATGTCCGCCGCGAATTTGATCCCGGGGATTCCCAACATCGGCGTGGTGGGAATCGGGATCCTGGCCGTGGCGATTATTCCGGTGCTCCTGCAGGGCGGAAAGAAGCGCCGATGATCGCCTGGAACACACCGTTCATGGGAGAAAGCGTGCACGCCTCTGGCGACACTGCAGCGCCGATCATCGGGCCGGGATATCGCCCGACAGCGCCGATCATCGCGCGCGTGTTTACTTCCAATCCGCCCGCGCCAGTGGAGACGGCCGCTGAACCAACGCCGCCCACGGTTCCCGCGTCCAGCGGAGTAGCTTCCTCGCCGGCGTCTGGAAGTTCATCGGGAAGCGGTTCATCCGGCGGCGGTTCGTCCAGTACGGGATCAGTCGTTGATGTTTCCGCGCCTTCGATGATCACGAACGTCGTCGATCCGGCGACGGGGCTTTCCTATTCCGGGCAACTGACGCCGGACGCGCAAACGCTGCAAAATTCCGGCGCGCTGATCACCAGCACGAACGAACTGACGACGCAAGGCTCGGCCCTCGCCGCGCAGGGGGATTTGATCACCGGAATTCCCGCGCCAACGACGGCGCAGGTCGCCGCGGCCAGCGCCGCCGCGCCGGCCACGGACAGCTTTTCCGGCTTCATGACCTGGCTGGGCGAGGAAACGGTGTGGGCCGGCGTGCCGAACGGAGCGGTCTTTGCCGGCGGCGCGATCGGATTGTTTTTACTTCTAGGTGGTGGAAAGAAACGCCGATGATTTTTCCCAATCGAGCATTCGGAGCGCCTTCGCTTCGCCCGGGCATGGGCTATTCGTCCGGGGCGTTTCATCTGAAAGGCGGTCACTCTCTCAGCTACGTGGCGCACATGGGATACGCGCCAGGCGCGATCACGCTCGGATCGTTTTCCTCTTCCGAAGAGGAAGCGGCGCTCGCTGCCGGAGTGTGCACGCAAAGCGATCTTGATTTGCTCAACTCGCTCGGCGCGACGGATCAGGATTTGACGAATTTGATTAACGGAAATATCACGCTCACCCAGCTGTACGCGCAGTACGGCGCAACGATTCCAGCGGGATCGGCGGCGTCCGGCGGTTCACTTCCCCTTGCACCGGCGTCGACGGTTACATCCAGCGTGAGCGCGCCCGCGCAAGTTCCGAGCGGAAGCACTCTTCTTTACGTTTGCACGGTAGTGGGCGGGCCTGGGGATTTGACGGTTTCTCCGACCTCGGCGATGTCTCAATTCGCGTCGCAACTGAACGCGCATGGAATGTCGGTTCTTTCGTCCAGCAACAATGAAACGGTGCTCAACGCCGTTTTCGGCACAGGCGCGGCGATCACTTTCCAATTCACGATTCTGGATTCGATCGGTAACGCGCTTCTTAGTGACGCGAAATCGGTATGCGATGGAACGATGCAGAGCATCGTGGGAAACAACGTGAGCACGTCGAATCTTTCCATCGTTTCGACGCCTGGCACCGCGAGCGCGGCGGCCGCATCGGCCTCTTCCACGGACATCACATCGTTCCTGGAAAACAACGCGCTAAATATCGGGATCGTGCTGGGCGGCTTGATTTTGCTGAATAATTTGACGGGGAAGAAAAGATAGGCGCATGGCGGGACAATTCAGAGTCGAGCACTACTCCACGGTCCAAAGTGGCGAAAAGGTGCGGACCGTTTCGCGCGGAGGGCACCGCGTGCGCATCGCGTTTCCGCCCGGCAGACGGCACAAAGGGTCCGGGCGCGTAGTGGAAGTGCTTCATCCACTACACGAAAATCCCTGCCGTCTTTCGAATCCCGCCGAGCTTGTGGTGATGATGGCGAATCCATCGGAAACGGCGCAGCGGAAAAAGGAAACCCGCGAACGCGCGGCGCGCATTCGCGGGGCGCGGCTCTCGAATTCCAGCGGCGGACTCGAGGAAGCGTCCGACGCGTACCGGGAATTTCACGGCGCGCCATCCGGGCACATCGACGAGTACCGCGAACCGACCCCGCGGCCCGTGACGCTTTCTGAAATCGGCGATCTGATCGAATTGCAAATCAAGCGGCCGACCGGATGGAAATGGGCGGTGTTCGATTTCACCGGACGAAACGTGCGCGTGGCGCAAAACGTGGCGGGAACGCAGATTTATTTCGTAGGCGGCAATCAGAAAGTTTCGCGCGGCGAACTTTCCCTCACCGGCGCGGACAATTCGAAGGAATTGATCGACCTGGGCGAAGCGATGGCGATCGCCTACCGCACGAAGAAAGCGCAAGTGGACGGGAAGACGGCCACGTACGAACACAAATTCGGCGAGGAAACCGATGTGCGCCCGCGCCTGATGTACGACTGCCGAGGCGCGCAGCCTCGGCTTTACCTTTCGGGCGGCGAATATCGCGTGACGGAACGCGGGATCGAAAATTGAGAGACAACCCCCGACGACGAGGCTGGGGCGGTGCGCGAAGGGCAAGCCGTGTAGACGGCGCGCACCGCTGCCAGTCATAAAAGGGAAGGGAAGAGACGAATGCTTGCAGCCGCAAATCCCGAAGTGATCAAAGTCCACACCGTGAAAACGGCCGATATGGATTTCGATCTGTCTGTGAAAATCAAGCGCGAACGAACCGCCGCTGGTCCAGGGCGCGGCTACCAGGTGTTCGGCATGATCGAAACGATTTATTTCGAACCGGACGACGGCTGCAAGATGCCGCTCGAGGACGCGGAAAAAGTGGGCCGCCGGCTGTACTGGCCGGATCACGGTCCGGCGATCGCGCGATCGATCCCCGAAGGCGATCTTTTGATCGTGTCGCGCTTGCCGCTGCGGCGCGGCTATGCGGCCATGCCGGACGTGCCGGATCCCACGCGGCCGGTGAAAAATCCTTTCAAGGTGGACCGATGCGGGCAAAGCCATCTGGCGCCGGACGAAGCGCCGCGCGAGGCGCCGAAGCGCCGGCAGCGCCTCGAAATGATCGCCTCGGCGAAGTTCAGGAATTTTCTGGTGTTCCATCCCATCGCGCAAATCATCGTCGTCACGGCGGTGGGCGCGGCGAATTGGGCCTCCCTCGGCAGCCACAAAATGCCGATTTCGTCCATGAGCAGCTGGGACGATACGAAAATGGCTTTGCTGGTGGATCCGTACTCGGGCGAATGCCTTTTCAAAGGCGGGCGCTACGACATCTCGGATCATTTCAATCTGGACGCTACCGCGTCCGCAAGTTTGAAAGGCTGATATGCAACTCGTCAGACTTGTCAATCCCACGTATGACGCTCGCCGGCGTCGTCGGATTCATGGGGACAAAGACGGCGGGGAAGGAGGATTTATGGCGCATCACAAAAAAGGGTTTCACCCGTTCCGTCGTCACAACCCGTTCGGCGCCGGCGATATGAACAAACTCGCCGTCAAAGTGGCGGGCGCGGTCGGCGGGGCGCTGGCGGCCGGAACCTTGCCGGGCATGGTCGCTCCATCGTTCAGCACGGGATGGGCCGGAGTGTTTGCCGCTCTGGTCGTCGCGTTCGGCGGCGCATTCCTGATCAAAGGAATGAGTGCCGACCTTGCGGAAGGCGTGTTGATCGGCGGTTCGGTCAATGCGGTTTCCCGCGCGGTCAACGTGGCAACCGGGAAGTCGCTCACGCTCGGCCAGTATGGACCGTTAAATTTCACGATCCCCACTCCGGCGTATCAGCAACAGGCCCCGGCCATCGCGGCATCGGCTTCCAAGACGTCGCCCGGAAAATCGGCGGCGCCTGCGGCGGCCACGTCCGCGATGGGCATGTACGGCCCGCGGCGCGCGTATAGCAAATACGTGTCCTAGCGGCGATGCACTTTCATGCAGTAACAACGTCCCCGGCTACGGGCCGGGAGAAAGGAGCACCGAACAATGAAACATCTCAATGCAAAATGCTTTTCGCATTTGCAGGAACTTTCGGCGCACGAAATCGGGCGGCCCAAATTCCGCCTGCGTAACATGCTGGCGGCGGGCCTCGGCGATTTCGTCGTGCAACCGGAATGGGATTATTACGGAGTGGCAGTTTCCACGGCCGTCGTGAAGCAAGTCCTCTTCACGATCCCGCAGAACAATCCATTCACCATCACCGGCGGCGCGACCGTGACGAAAACCCTGCAAATGACGAGCATGCAGCAATCGGCGCAGTTGCAGGCACCGGAGCGCATGCT